GCTCTTGCCTTCCAACTCAATGCAGTGGGTACTGAATGGACACGTGTGGAGTGTTTTGGGATGATGTCGGTTGCGTTTCTTTCCGATGTCTTGAAATGCTATAATGAGTTCAAGATGAAAACGAATCTTGCGCTTGACAAAAAGAAAGCAAAGATAGAGCTTCCATCCAACACAAGTGATGAGCCAGTAGATTGGACTGAGACCTTCAATGAAGATATCAGGTTGTGGCGAGAAAACAAAAGAGATTTTGTCTTGATGTTAGCACCAATGAAAGTCCGGACATTCTACGATAAGAAGATTTTGAGAGATGAAATGTGGAGTGAAGATGAGTGGAAGAAATGGCAATTTATGGCCTACAAAAAGACGCTTGACGCTCAATCAATGAGTGCTTTCAAGGCCAAAAGATTGGATAAGATAACTCGCCAAAGATTTAAGGATGATTACCAGTGTGAATTGTCTCGACTTATCTACGCTGACATTATGGATAGTCATATCCTGCAACAAAAAATAAAGGATGCGCTATGAGAGAATTTCATTTTAATGGCAGTGATGTATGTATTAATCCTAATAGCAGTACATTCAAATGCTCTCGAAAATATGAAGCTATTGTTGATGTTGCCGATGTTGGAAATGGATGGTCTTTCGGCACTGGTTTCTTTGGAGATAGTGAAGGTCATAATAAAGCAGTATGGAAGAAAGGCCCAAAATTTCGAACGGAAAGAGATGCATATGAAGCTGGTATCAATTATTTAATCAATGCGATTGAGTCTAAATATAATGAGAAATACAAGTCTATTCTTGCGATGCTCAAAGATGAAGTCAGAGTTCAGGAACCAACCAACCAACTAACTTTATTTTAATGATTCAGTTTCACGATAAACAAAAAGAAGCACTGTCCTATCTTGCAATTGACAATGAATGCCGTCAATTATTGTATGGCGGTTCTGCAGGTTCTGGAAAATCTTTTTTAGGCTGCGATTGGCAAATAAAAAGGCGGTTAAAGTACCCAGGTACCCGAGGTCTTATTGGTAGAGCTGAACTTAAAAAGTTGCGATTGTCCACACTCGCCACGTTCTTTGAACTTTGCACTAAGTATAATCTCATTGCAGGAAAACATTTCACGTACAACGGTCAAGACCACGTTATCAATTGGTACAATGGCTCACAAATAATCTTGATGGATTTGGCGGATATGCCATCAGACCCCGACTTTGGGCGGTTTGGTTCGCTTGAGATTACTGATTACTTTGTAGATGAAGCGAGTGAGGTGAGTGAAAAGTGCGTGAACATCTTAAATAGCCGTGTACGTTTTAAGCTAATCAATGATAACCCAAAAGGACTGCTCACCTGCAACCCGCACAAAGGATGGCTATACAGGGAGTTCTTTGATGCGCAAAGAAACGGAAATATTCGAAAGGATAGACGATTCATTCAGGCACTCCCAACGGATAACCCACACATCTCACCAGTCTACATTGAGTCGCTTCAAATGTTGCCCGATATTGACCGCAAAAGATTGTTAGAAGGCGATTGGGATTATGACGAAACGAAAGACCGCCTTTACGAATACGATGATTTACTGCGATGCTTTCGACCTTCAACTACTTTGGGAGATAAATTCATCACTGCCGACATCGCACGGATGGGTGACGATAGAACAGTGATTGTGGTGTGGAATAATTTACACGCTGAAAAGTTCGTGGTGCTTAAACACAAACCTATTAATGAAGTTGTGGACACCATCAATGAACTAATCAAAAATCACAACGTGCGCCTTTCTAACGTACTGGTTGATGAGGATGGGATTGGTGGTGGAGTGGTTGACTTTATCAGGTGCAAAGGATTCTTGAACGGATCAAAATCGGTGCGAGATAATTATATGAATCTTAAAAGTGACTGCTATTTTAAGTTAGGCGAATTGATAAGTAGTAATGCTATCACATTTGAGTCCACTCACAAAGATACCATTGTGAAGGAACTAGAAATGATTAGACGCGAGAAAATTGATAGTGATGGAAAGCTAAGAGTCACCAACAAAGAAGATTTGAAAAAGAGACACGGAATCTCTCCCGACTTTGCTGATGCAATAATGATGCGGGCATTCTACGAACTCAAAAAGAATTTTGGAAAGTACGCATTTGCTTAATAAATTAGCAATATTAAAAACAACTAAACAAAATGGAAAAACAAAAAGAAACAGGGTTATTCTATAATAAAATAGAGCAAGCCTATGAGCAACTTTTAAACGAGTTGATTCAAAAAGATTGTCAGAGATGTGAATTTATCAGAGGTATGCTATCTGTGTATTCAGATATACTAAAAGATAAAAGTCATTGGAAAACCGAACCAAGAAACTATTTTAAATAATTGCTTATGGCAGACATCACAAAATGCAAAGGTACGAATTGCCCAATGAAGCAAAATTGCTACAGGTACACAGCAAAGGATGGAATGATGCAGTCTTATTTTCTGCACGTTCCGCTAAAAAATAATGAGTGCGATATGTACTGGCACATAACTAAAAACAAATAAAATGAAAACAGAAATCAGTCAAGACGAACTTGAAAAAATCAAGGTGCTTAACCTACTTATGTGGTTGCAGGCATCCATTTATGCAGGGGATGAATGCGAGGACATCAAATGGTTTTACAATCATCAGACAAAGATGCTATTAAAACGCTTAAATGAGTCCATTCAGCGTGAACACGGCAAGACAATAACCGCTTTATGGGATGCAGACGGTGCGCTATTGCCTGACATAACTCGCCAAATGGGTGAATTTACCCGAGTTTTGGCGGAATATGGCTATTGGATGCTACCCGAATTGACGGAATATATCCGTACACAACAAGAAACACAACCCAAATTACAAGTTAAATTATGAATATAACACACGACTTTGACAACTGCCAGTCCGACATCTACAAAGAGGTCATTAGCGACCTTATCTCACGTGAGAAAATGGGGCGCATTAAGTATGGCACAACGGTGGATAAGGCGAATCTATCCGAAAAGGAATGGATGCAACACGCATACGAAGAGGCTCTTGATTTTGCTATCTACTTAAAAAGAATGATGTCAAAAAAATGACATTTGCACCTGAGATTAAAAGAGTGGCATTGCGCCACTTTTTTTTTAACCTTAATCCCTCATTTAATTCCTCACTTAATGCCTCATTTAATCCCTCTAATTGTTCGATATAAGCCACATTAACCGCATTCATCTTGGTTAGTGACTGATTCTCCATACTGAGATTTGAGTTGACTTCAATGTAGTAGTCAAGTGAACGTACACCCAATACAACTAACCTGCGTTCAATGCGCAAAGAATCCAGCTCTTTCCATTTCGATGAGTCTTTCGATAGCCTTTGTGTATGCGCTATCAATGGCAGTGCTATCCATAAGATAGATAGTATCAATGTCCTTTTCATATATCGTCTTCAATTTAATGCGTTCCAATTTCAGCGTATCAATGCGAGCCTTCAATACTACAATTGTATCGTTATGGTAAACCGATTTTGTGATTGGTTGGTAGTTCTTTTCACATATCAGCACACCAATGGCAATACCAATGCTAATAGATATTGCCTTGATTAATACGATAGTTTTTAACGTGAAATTCTTTTCCATTGCCTCTTGTTATTATAGCGAATCCGTGATTGTACTTTGAGTATGGGTTATAGTCAGGTGACAACTCGGATAGACACCCCACACCCCAACACGTGATAACTTTACCGTTAACATCACGCTCAGTATGTTCAGCAGTTTGGTGATGATGTCCGCACATTGCGTTTGCTTTGGTCTTCAAAAACAACCCACGTGCTACGTTTACAGATGGTATAAATTGCTTTCCGAATTCGTGACCGTGAAAGATGGATAGACCTCCAACATTCAGCTTGTTCTTGCCCTCAATCCAATGCACGTTATGTTTATCCAAATGACAAAGACTTGCAAAATCAAAGGCATCAATATCAAAAAGTTCGGGAGCTTTGACACGCATATAACGCCAGTAGCGTTCTTCGTGGTTACCTTCCTTGTAAATGATTTCAGCATTCGGAAAGGTTTGTCTCAATTCATAAATAAAAGTCCGCATAGCATAAAGTTCATCCTTAAATTTTCTTTTCTTTGGATCTTTCACAAAGTCGCTAATCATATGGCAATCCAATGCGTCGCCATTTAGCACCACCGTATCCACTCCTTCATCAATACCACACTGGATGGCAGTAGACAATGCATCAATATCGTGGTATGGGATGTGAATATCGGATAGGATGAGAATCTTTTTGCCTTTAATGTCAATGTGTTTGCGACCTTTTGCATAAGACTTCGGCAACTTGAAAGGATTGCGTGGCCTATCCTCATTTTTAACCAATGATTTATCTGCGAGCTTTTTTTTCAAATGACTCCCTCTTTTGCCTTCAATATATCTGAGTGAATTTCTCGCATCTTCAACACCCAAGAAAGTCTCAAAATGTTCTTTGCTTAATTTCTTCGCCAACGTTAAAGTTGGTGTATCAGGAAAACGCTCACGCACTTCACGTGCTAACTTTGTTTTTTGACTTTCTGCCATATATTTTAGAATGGTTGGTACACTGTCCGTCCACCACTCTTAACTGCACGTAACACTTGACCTCTGTTGCCTTCACGATTGTAACTTACGTGTACCCAAGAAGGTGCATTCTCACTTCCGAACTCCCATATGAGTTGGTCAAATGTACAATTATTTTTAATGTAATCAAATATCTCTTTGTTATTTACACCTCCGTGAATATCTCCATCAATATCTAAGGCTTTGCCTTCCATATGGGCGCTCGATTTACTACCGCCGATACGTGTATTTAATTCGTGGCTTCTGTAGGCAGATGAGATTCCAATGGGTACACCAAAATGCTCACGCACTTTATCAAAGATGTTGGTGCATACCAGCTTTAAATTAGCCAATTGTTCAGCGTTTGGAATGTTTCCAATTCTCAACGCCTTCGCTTGATTGCTATGCGTTACCTCGAAATAGCTTACGTACCTACTTATTTTTTCCATCTGTCATTGCATCTGTTATATCTTCACTCTTTCTTCCAATGATTGCCTTTATCTTTGACCACAAATCTTTACCTGTCACTGACTCAATTGATTCAATGATTGACTTGAATTCAATGATGGCCACAACGGTAGCTATCAACTTTGTAACGGGGATAAGTTGCTCAATTACATATTGCTCAATCAAGAAACCGCTTACGATTGCGATTTGATACAACATCAATTTTGTGATGGTGTCACTCATTCGTCTTGACCTAATTCGCTGACCTAACTTAATAGCTTTCCATATACCAACCACCATATCCATAGCCACCAAAAAACCGATTGTTATCATCAATTCTTTGATTGGTAGAAACACCGTTGCAACACCTAACAACCACAATTTAACTTTCATCTTTTCTCCTGTTTTTTAAGGTATTGCTTCAATAACTTTTCATACTCCTTACGCTTTAATACGACGGGGGGAGAAAGTCTTGTAGATTGATTCTTGTTCTGCATTCTTTGTACGAATTGGATATTAAAAAGTTGCTCTTTCCGTATGGGTTGCGGTCAGGGAATATGTTGTTATCCGTGTTGTTGGTGTATTCGGGGAATAATTCGGTATTGTAACACAAATAGTCGACCATTCTTTTAGTGTACCAACGTGCATTTTGACGTGCAGCCTCTTTAAGTGACTCCATTTCTAACTTCGTTACAGGCGTTGTGTCTTCGCTTTGTCTGCTCACTAAGTTGCCATTGTCGTGCTTATATAAAAGAGACGGGTATAACTCTACCATTGTCCACCACAACACAACTTTCAACACGTATTCGTTTAATAGCGTTGCATAATCGCCCGTTAAAGTTGCATTCGCTACATCATCCTTCAATTTCACCGTCAAATTTGTACCCAAAAAGTTGGTCAAATACTTATCTTGCGCAAGATAGATGGCAGGTCTAATTAAATTGGGATCAACTGCATCCGTTAAAGGAGTGAATTTCTTGATGTAGTCCTCATTGATGAGTAATATTTCTTGTGGTATTGGCATTTTTTAGGCGTATTTAATTGATCCTCTTGATGGTGTATTTATTGGAGCTACACCTTCGACTCCTTTCTTGGGAACGAATGGGTTATTTCCCACACGCTTGTCATTTTCAAGACCTTCATTGGGTAGAATTCTACCTTTAGAATCTCTCTTTCTCATATAGATTTGACGCTTCCAAAAATGATGACAAAATGCGCCACCTTTGTAAACGAAAATATCATAGGTACTTTGTCCAGTTGGTGCGAAATCTCCATTAACACCCCTATCACTCATTCGATTTATATCTTCATATCTAAAGACCGCACCTGCTACTGACATACCTACCATATCAATACAGAATTCACGTGAGTTAGCAGATAGATTTTGAGAATATGCATAACGTAATTTGTAAAGTCCTGCATCTCCCCACTGTGATTTGTCTCCACCATTTGCATCACTAATTGAAGGCATCTTGTTGAATAGTTGTGAGGTGTAATTTAACTCATTCTCAGGATCAAGTACATCCTCTTCACTAATCAATTCCCATTCCTCAACATCAATGTATTCAGCTTTGCTTTTTAATTCATCAATGAAGATTCTTCCTTCCTCATCTGTGAAATCATTTGAAGATTGACACACGTGAGTTGATTGGTCTACATTTACACGCTCAATAATTCTCTTTGCCCAATCTCTTCCTGCATCTCCACCCCAAAGTTGCCAAGCAATGCGCCCAGCAGTTGGAAATCCATCCTCTCCTTGATTCCATCCTGTTGCCTCTTTGTCAACTTCGTGTCTTGAAAAGTAACTATTCATCCTTTGCACTGTGTCAAAGGAAAGATTGCGTTTATTGCTAATGTCTCTTGCACGTGCAACACCTACTTCCGTGCCACCCCTTCCATATTCATCTCTCCACTTTAATCCAAGTTCAGCTTCTGCTGCCATCTCATCGGTTGGTGAATAGCTCTCATCTGCTTCAAGAATGTGCGTGTGTTCGCACTTAGCTTTTTTTTTTACTGCTGACTGCTGCGCTTCAACTGGTTCTACTTCCAAAATATCATTTGAAATAATCTTTGGAGTTGCAACTACATTCGATGCCTTACAAATGATGGATATTCCATCTTCAATCAATCTTTGGAAAGGCTCACTGACCT